ACCTTCACGCAGGCGATGACGCTGGATGCGAGTGGGAATTTGGGTGTGGGGACTACAAGTCCGAGCGTTGCTTCTGGTTTGGGCATAGTTGTTAACGGCGGCGCTGGTCAGTCAAGAATCGCCCTTAAAAACAACAACACAGGCGATGCGTCCGGGGACGGTTTTCAGTTGGCGGTGGACACAAGTTCTAACGCTTACGTTGACCAGCGAGAGAACGCCGCACTCATCTTCAACACCAACAACAACGAACGCGCCCGTATCACTTCCGGCGGGTACTTCAAGGCAAGCAGTACGGGGGCGTATCTTGGAAGCACTGGTGGGTATCATGAATTAAGAAGTAATACAGATAACAATAACGCTGTAATTGTTAGCCATGCTGGGACTGATGGAACACAGTATGGGCTTAGTATCAGAACCACAAACGACCAAAACGACTCGACTAGAGATTTTTTAGATTGCCAAGGAGGCGGAACGCTTCGTGCCCAAATTCGATCCAACGGCGGTATTGCCAATTACAGCGCCAACGATGTCAACTTATCTGACCGCCGCGAGAAAACCAACTTTGCACCAGCTAAGTCCTACCTCGACACCATCTGCGCTATCCCTGTGCAGACATTCAACTACATCGACCAGAACATGGAAGATGACCCCGGCCTGACGCTTGGTGTGGTTGCTCAAGACGTTCAAACTGTTGCGCCTGAGTTGGTCATGGAAAGCAACTGGGGCAGCAAAGACGATCCCAAGATGCGCCTGTCAATTTACCAAACCGACTTGCAATACGCCTTGATGAAGGCTTTGCAAGAACTCAAAGCAGAATTTGATGCCTATAAAGCATCGCACCCTTAACCCACCGAAAGGACTCATCATGACCATCGCATACAACTGGACAATCACCCAAACCGACTACGAAGTCGCAAACGGTTTCATCACAACCGCACACTGGACGGCTTCTGCTGTGGACGGAGACTACACAGCCTCTATCTATTCCACTTGCAGCTTTGCCGCTGCTGAACCAAGCATCCCCTACGCCGATGTAACCATGCAAGAAGTGCTGGACTGGTGCTGGGCAAACGGCGTGTCAAAAGAAGCCACCGAAGCTGCTCTGGCTCAAAACATTGAGCTGCAGAAGAACCCTGTGACAGCCACTGGCACACCTTGGAGCGCAGCATGAACTTGAACCTTGAGCCAAACGAAGTGCAATTCATCTTGCAGGTCTTGGGTGAGATGCCAGCCAAGTCAGGTGTGTGGCCCTTGATCGTCAAGATTCAAGAGCAAGCAGCAAAGCCTGACGAAGCCGTTGGCGGCACGGACTGATGGCTCAGATTGACGAAACCGATGCAAAGTTGAGCACCCATGAAGCGGTGTGTGCGGAACGCTACCTGTCTATTCAGAAGTCTTTCGAGAACGGCTCCAAGCGCATGAGCAGGATTGAGTACATCTTGTATGCCCTGATCGCGGTGACGCTACTCGGCCCCGGCTTTGCTGCTGAACTTTTGAAAAAGATGCTGTTGTGAAAGATTGGGCCGTTAGCTTCATCGCTGCGGCCCTCCTTTGTGGGCTGGTGGTCTGGTGCGCCAAAGTATTTGTTGAGGTGCTGCGATGATTGCCGAACTTGCTGCTGCTAACGCTGCTTTTGCAGTCATCAAAGGCGCTCTAGCCAACGGCAAAGAACTGTCTGCGCTCGGCTCACGGGTGTTTGACTACTTTGACAACAAAGCAGCGATCCAAGAAAGAGCCACCAAAAAGGGTGGCGGCTCCGACATGGAAGAATTCATGGCGCTGGAGCAACTGAACGCGCAAGAAGTTGAATTGCGTGAACGCATGGTCTACGAGGGAAGACCCGGCATGTGGGGTGATTGGCAGAAGTTCCAAGCCGCTGCTGCCCGTAAGCGCAGGGAAGCCAAGGAAGAAGCCGCCAGAGAAGCAAAGAGGCGGCAGCGGCAGCTTGAAGACATGGCTGAGTACATCGCCATCGGATTGGGAGTAATCGTCCTTGCTGGCCTTTTGGTGGGCGGCATTGTTCTTTACATGAAGCATTTGCGATGAGCGAAAAACCTGAGTCCATCATTGACAAGGTGCTGACTTATGTAGACAGCCCGTTCAAGTTGTTTGCCATCCTCATCATGGGCGTGGTGGCTTTTACGGGGTACTTCCTTTGGCAAAACCAAGAGTTCATGTTTGACGCTTACAAGGAATCGAAAAAGCTGCCGGAGATCAACGCTGCAAGGGCCGATGATGCCAGTTCCATGCTGCTCAAAAAGACAGGTGCAACCGTGGTGGCTGTGTTTAAGGTTAACCCGCTGTTCAACAGCCGGGTGCTATACAAAGCCTACACCAAGGACGGGCGCGACAAGACGATTGAAGACATTGATGTGGGGCTGTTCAGCCAGAACTCTGCCAATAACGCTGATGTGGTCAAACTGATGACCAACGAAATCCCGTGCGGCGACTACCGCTACGCACAGTCTGAAGTGGGCCTGTGGTACTTGGATAAGGGCGTGACGTTTACTTGCCGGGTCAGCGTACCACCAGACAGCCATCGTTTTGTTGGACAGGTCACGGTCGGGTGGGCAGAGCCACCGCAAGACATTCAACAAGTAAAATTCATGCTGGAGATCGCCAGCGCAATGTTGACTAAAAGGGGTAATTGATGCTTTCACTATTCTCAACTCTTGGGGGTCTGCTGATCTCTGGCTTGCCAAAGCTGCTGGAATACTTCCAGAACAAGGCTGACCAAAAGCACGAACTGGCACTGGCGCAGATGCAGACCGAACGCGAGCTGCAAATGGCTGCCGCTGGTTTTGCTGCGCAGGCCAAGATCGAGGAAATCCGCACTGAGCAGGTCGCCATGCAGACCCAAGCACAGATGGCTGAGGCCGAAGCTGGCATGGTGCAAGGCGCTCAAGAGCACGACAAGGCAGTGCTGGCTAAGGCGTCCACATGGGTGGCTAACTACGTGGGCACTGTGCGCCCCACGGTGACATACATCTTTGTGTTCGAGCTGTGCGCCATCAATGCCTTCATGGCGGTCTATCTGTGGAACCACCCCGGCCTGATCACCAGCATCGACGATGTTGTGAAGTATGCCGACCTGCTGTTCAGCGCCGATGAGATGGCGATGCTGGGCGGAATCATCGGCTTTTGGTTTGGCTCTCGCGGCTGGAGCAAGAAGTGAAAACTTCGGACAAAGGCATCCACTTGATGCACGAATTTGAGGGCTACCGAAATAAGCCCTACAAATGCAGTGCAAAAATCTGGACCGTGGGGTGGGGCCACGCCATGTACGGCGATCAGTTGCGCCTGCCCAACGTGCGTACTGGGGCTTACACCGGGATGATCCGTGATGACTACCAACTCAAACCCGAGGACAGCCGGGTCTGGTCGAAAGAGGAACTGGTTGAGATTTTCAAAGATGATCTCGTCTCTTTTGAACGCAGTGTTCTTCGACTTGCTCCCAATCTGGCTGGCCATCAGTGCAAGTTTGACGCTTGCGTCGCTCTGGCCTTCAATGTAGGCTCGGGCAACTTCCAGCGCAGCACCATCCGCCAGAAGATTTTGCGAGAGGACTGGGAAGGCGCAGCCGAGGCGTTCTTGGCTTGGTCCAAGGCTGGTGGGAAAGTCCTGCCGGGTCTGGTGCGCCGCCGCAAGGCCGAAATTGCTTTATTCCTATCGTGAGAAACACATGACGCCAGAACTACAAAAGTACTACGAAGCCAGGTTTGACCTATTCTCCCAGGATGGCTGGCTTGACTTGATGGAAGACGTAGAGACAATGTTAGACGCGATGAACAACGTCTCTACCATTGCGGATGAAAAAAGTCTACAATTTCGCAAAGGCGAGATTTCTATCCTGACTTGGCTGAAAACCCTTAAAGGGGTCAGCGAACGAGCATACGAGGATTTGAATGAAAAGAATGTTTGAATTTGCCTGCGATTGCGGGCAGCGCACTGAGGCACTGGCGGATTATGAGACCGCCAGCGTGCAGTGTGGGTGCGGGGGGCTTGCCCACCGCATCATAAGCGCACCGAAGTTCAACCTTGAAGGTTGGTCTGGGCACTTTCCCTCCGCTTACGGACGGTTTGAGCACAGGCACACTGAGAAGTTGAGCGCCGAGCGCAAAGCCAACTCATAAGCGCCCAGCGCCGAGTTGATTATCCTACAACCATTTTGGCAGGAACATAAATATGTTGATTGACAATGAATCTGAGCCGCTAGGCGAACTCGAAATTGAAGAAGCTAAATCCGAACTTCCTGAGAAATACAGGGCCAAAAGTTTGGAAGAAGTTGTGCGGATGCACCAAGAGGCTGAAAAGCTAATTGGCAAGCAGGCCCAAGAGGTCGGCGAAGTCCGTAAATTAGCTGACGAGTTGCTCAAGCAAAACCTCGGGTCTAAACAACAGCGTATTCAGGAGGAAGAACCTGAAGTTGACTTTTTTGAGAACCCTCAAAAAGCAGTTCAATCAACCATTGATAGACATCCCGATGTTGTCGCGGCCCGCCAAGCTGGCCAAGATTTCAAACGGATGCAGATTCAGCAAAAGCTGGTGCAGGATCACCCCGACTACTCCCAAGTGGTCAATGATTCCGAGTTCCAAAGCTGGGTGAAGTCTTCACCCGTGCGCCTGGGCCTCTACGCAAAAGCCGACGGTGAGTTTGACTATGACTCGGCCAATGAATTGTTGTCCACCTTCAAGCAGCTTCGCGGCATCAAGGCCAAGGAATCCGATCAGGCGAGCACCGCTGCACGGACCAAAAGCATGAAAGCCGCGCAAGTAGATGTGGGTGGCTCAGGCGAGAGTTCAAAACGAGTCTATCGAAGGGCCGACCTCATTCGTCTCAAGATGACAGACCCGGCAAGGTACGAAACACTGAGTGATGAAATCATGCAGGCGTACTCTGAAGGGCGTGTACGGTAATTAAACTTTGGAGCTTTTAACATGGCAAACACCGCTTTTTCCCCCACCAACTCGGTAACCACCACCTCCGCAGCAAACTTCATCCCAGAAATTTGGTCTGATGAAATCGTTGCTTCTTACAAGAAAAACCTCGTCTTGGCCAACTTGGTCAAGAAGATGTCTTTCAAAGGCAAGAAGGGTGATACCGTCAACATCCCTAGCCCAGCCCGTGGCAACGCCTCGGCCAAAGCTGCTACTGATGCCGTTACTCTGATTGCAGAGAGCGACACCCAGATTCAGGTGCTCATCAACAAGCACTTTGAATACAGCCGCTTGATCGAAGACATCGTTGAAGTGCAAGCCCTGACATCGCTGCGTTCTTTCTACACAGAAGACGCTGGCTATGCCTTGGCCCGCCGCCTCGACACTGACTTGGTTCAGTTGGGCCGCGCTTTCAACGGCGCTACCATCGGCACTGACGACTACGCAACCAGCGCCAGCTCCACAAAGGCTTACGTTGGTTCGGACGGCACCACTGCCTACAACAGCTCCAGCTCCAATGCTGCTGCTTTGACTGATGCTGCTATCCGCCGCACCATCCAGCGCCTGGACGACAACGACGTTCCTATGGACGGTCGTTTCTTCCTGATCCCTCCTTCGAGCCGCAACACCCTGATGGGTCTGGCCCGTTACACCGAGCAAGCGTTCATCGGCAACGGCGACGCTATCCGCAACGGTGAAATCGGTCAGTTGTACGGTATGGCTGTGTTCGCTTCTTCCAACGCCGACACCGGCGCTGGTAACACTGCTACTGACCGTATCTGCCTGATGGGTCACAAGGACTCGATGGTGTTGGTTGAGCAGATCGGCATCCGTTCGCAGACTCAGTACAAGCAGGAATACCTCGGTACCCTGTTCACTGCTGACACTCTGTATGGTGTGAAGGCTCTGCGCACTGCCGCGTCTTCATCGGCTGCTAACGCGTCCGGCGCTTACGCTTTGGCTGTACCAGCCTAATGAATAGCCCCCGGCCACAAGCCGGGGGCATCTTTTTCTAGGAGATTCAAATGGCTGCTGCAACCGCAATTACTTCCCGTCGAGGGAATGACCAATTCCGAGGTCTGTTTACAGACACTTGGGCTGTTACCGCTACGCTGGACTCGGCCTCTGTGGCCGACCAAGCTGCGGCTACCGACACCGTGGCTGTCCCTGGCGTTGCCTTGGGTGATATGGTGATCGGTATGTCGGCTGGTGTGAGCGAGGCGGGCGTTGTCCGCCGCGCCTACGTGTCCGCCGCCAACACCGTCACAATCGCAACCACCAACACTACTGGCGGCGCGGTTGACTTGGGGTCCACGACCGTTAAGTTGGTTATTGGCCGCGCAGTGTAATGACAGGGGGCTTCGTGCCCCCTTTCTACAGAAAGAAAATCATGGCTACATATCGTTGTTTGGCAAGTGGTAATACGGTGACGTTCACTTTACAGCACGACATTGACTCGATGCGCGGCCACGGCGGCTACGTTTTGGTCGATGAGCAAGGCGAGCAAGTGCAGGTCCAAGAGGCCAGCAAAGAGTTACCGATGACGGCCCCAACACCTGTAAAGCGCATGGGTCGCCCCCGCAAAGCAGTTGAATCAATCATCTAAGGAGCACATCATGCCAATGGTCGGAACAAAGAAGTTTGCCTACACACCCAAGGGCAAAAAAGAAGCCAAAGACATGTCGATGAAGACGGGCAAGCCTGTCAAATCTATGCCTGTTCGCGGCGCTCGCACGGCAACCAACAAAGCCAAGCGGGGCTACTGATGTCTACATTCCAACTTGACCCCAACCAAGTGGCCCTCGGCGTCCCGAGCTTGGGCGCCACCCAGATTTTCACTGTCACCAACTCCAGCGTTCAATCAACGGCGTTCGGTGCAAACACCACCATGATTCGCGTGTCTTGTTCGTCGGGGCATTGTCATTTTCAAATTGGCGCGAATCCAACTGCAAGCATTACAACTTCGCCCATGATGCCCAACAACTTTTCTGAGATTATCAGAGTAAGCCCAGGCCAAAAGATTGCGGTTATCAAAGACGCCGGGGTTGCTGCATCTACATTTTCTGTGACTGAGTTGGTATGAAAACCAAAGCCGAAAAGAAGATCAGCAAAGTCATGCGCGAGTTCAAGGCGGGTGAGTTGAACTCCGGCAAGGGCGGCCCGATTGTTAAGTCCAAGAAGCAGGCAGTGGCCATCGCCCTGTCGCAAGCTGGAAAGGCGAAGAAAAAATGAAGCCCGGTCTCTATTCCAACATCGCGGCCAAGAAAGAGCGCATCAAAGCGGGTTCTGGCGAGAAGATGCGCAAGCCTGGCACCAAGGGTGCTCCAACCGCCGCCGCCTTCAAGGCTGCGGCCAAGACGGCCAAAAAGAAATGAAAACCCCCGCCTGGCAGCGCAAAGAAGGACAGTCCAAGACCGGAGGCTTGAACGCCAAGGGTCGGGCGTCTTATAATGCGGCAACCGGGGGTGATCTCAAAGCCCCCGTGAAGTCGGGCGACAACCCAAGACGGGCCT